GTCCTTTTTGATAATGCCGTATTTAGCAACAGCAGCCGAATTTTCTACGTACTCATACTCAACGTCGCCGAGTGTGTCATATGACTGCCAAGCCACAACAGCCACGGTGTGACGTGCTTTTTGCGACGTGCCCTGATATTGGAAAATGCCTTCAACAACGTTGCTAGGACCAAGTAAATACTGAGGATCAGACGGTCTGTCCTGCAACAGCTGTAACGTTCCAACCCCGTAATAGGCAATGCCACGGAAAATGGCAGTCATCTGCTGAATGACGTTGTAAACCTCATCCCTGCTGTTAATCAGCATGTTGCAGCTAAAACGTGGTTCAAATTTTTCTTCATTCGCGCCAGTCTTGCCACTTTCTACAAGGTCTCGACAATATTGGGAGATTGCATAAAAATCATATTTATCCAGTGAAGATTCAGGCACGCCTGCTCCGTACCTTTCAGAAATCAACAAGTCATACAAAATCCACGCAGGATCTGTTGTCCATGTAGCGGCTTGGAACGTACCATCCCAAATGCCGGAATAAGTAAGGCGGCCAAGATACCTGGTTGTGTCTACTGTTGCGTTGCTTGGAATTTTGACCTTGATGCCACGGATTAAATATTTGCGAGACGGGATGCTATTGAATTGACGCGAATCAAGCCGCAGGCCAACTAACGCAGAGTTTGGATAGCTAAATTTGTCATCAATAATTTCCGTGAGACTTTGAAAAACTGTATTACTGCTTCGTCTTGAAGTGGTTTCGTCATCGCTTATACGCTTAAATCTAATATCTACTGGAAAGTCGCCATTGAGATCCACTAAATAATCGCGCTGATACAGGCTGCTAGATTTACCACTAATTAACCCGCCATTGTCTGCGTTAATTACGGTATTAAAACCGCCGCTGTTGTATTGAACCTGAACAGCTATTTCAACCTCATTTCCTACGATATCGCCATCGTCTTCAATGACTTGCAGAGACGGAATACTTAGCGTTACACGAACGCGATCTACGTTGCTATCAGTGACAGTTCTAGTAACAGAGCTATCTTTGGTGAACTGAACGCCGACAGCAACTTCGCGCTCTGTTGCTGCAAAACCAGGCAAATACGGCTGCCCCTGAGTGCCATTATTCACAAAAATAGAAGTGCCCCGAAAGTTATTGCTTCCGTCAGCATTCTTGACTGGCGTACCATCAATAAAAATATTTTTGTGCCATGCGTTTTCTACCGTGCCATCATCTTCAATCCCGGCAATCTCTCCCTCGCTAAGAAGGTCAAGAACACTTGCAAACTGTACTGACGAAAGAGTGTCATCAGCTTCAGTTGGTGCGCTACCGCCACCACCGCCTTTACCGCCACCACCACCAGCGCCAACGATGTACTTGCTTTCAGTCATACCTGCACCTGGTCAACGTCAAGACTGCTGGATAGCACTGCCGATCCAACGAACACGCGTCCATAGGCTATTGGAACAGGCAGCCCTTGACGACTGGTGTTGACGACGTTGGAGAAGGTAAATGACTCAAGCTGCACTGACTCGTCAAGTGAAGCTGGCTCAGGCTGCGGTGAGATTGCTTGCGCAATACCTGACAACACCAAGCCAATACCAAGCGTGCCACCAGCTGCAGCTAGCGTCGCCCCAAAAGTTGCAGTCGCTGCAGTTCCAACTGCACCTGCCCCAAAACCAGCAGCACCGCCTAATCCAAAGCCAACAGCAGGATTTGCAATCGCAACAGCAATCAACGCAGCACCTAGAAGAATCTGCCCGGCGCCTCTACCCGCACCAGCAACAACAGGTGTGATGCTAAAAACCTCGCGGTCGCTAAAAGGCATCAACAAAGGAGCAACATTTTCTTCAGTTACCTTCTCTTTGCTTACCGCTACACGATATGCAACTCCGTCCTGCTCACTATCAATCAACCAGTTATCCAACCCCGGAAAGTTGACGCACAACGCCTTAATCGCCTGCGCTGGTGTTGCTACATCAAACTCAAAACGGCATTGACCAAGCCGTTTGCGCAAAGCGCCGTAGACCTTAACGACTTTCATGCCTTAAGGCGCAGGCAGTGCTCTTGCCATAGTAACTGCTGCCAAGGGTGTAAACATCCCTGCTCGACAGCCTTCCTTGCACGTGGTGAAGGATCTGAGAGTCGCCTAGGTAGATCGCCGCATGGTTTGGAACGGGTGAAACCAAATTCATCAGTAACGCATCACCGCGCTGCAACTCCTGAATCGGAATCTTGTAAAACCCTTCCTTCTGAAAGTTCTCTAGATACAGGTTTTCGCCGTGGTCCCACCACTGGTCTCGGCGGTGATAATCACGCAGCTCTAGGCCCCACTCCCTCCTGTACCAGTCACGGCAGAGGCTGTAGCAGTCCACAACGCCATGGACAAACTCACGTCCCACGTACGGCAGCTTAAAGCCAGCTGGCTCGCAGTAGCCCCAGCCCTCAGTGTTGGGATTAACAATGAACCACGGCAGGTCTGACTTTTCGCACGCAACCCGGTCAGCCGGTGATGGCTCAGGGTTGGTCGTCGGGTGGCTATGCACAACGGCAATCACCTCGCCCTTGTCCTCTACAGCATCCCAGCCGCTGAGAACAAAGTGCTCGTCTGGTGTTTCGGCAATGTTCTGGCACGGAAAGTACCTACGCCGTCCTTTGACAACAGCCACCAGGCCGCAGCACTCTCGTGGCGCTTCAGCCTTGGCGTGCTCCAAAATTTCAGCCTTCATGGCTGCTGATAAACGCATCATTTGGTTAGCCCCGCTCCAGGGAATGAGCCAAACGGCAGCTCAGCATTCTCGCCAAACCGCAGCTTGCAGCTAGCAACCCGCTTGCCGCAAACGTCCTGCGCTTCAGTACTGACCTCGTTGCCGTTCACGTCGTAATAATCAGTGCCGGTGTAACTGCATTCACTGCTGCGGTACTTCCACTGGCAGATGTTGGCAATGATCTGACGGCGTGGAATCTTCTGACCAGCTAAGTCAAATTTGCTCGCCAATTCAAACGTCACGCTATCGCGCGTTTCACTTGCTTTGCGATCAATAAACCAGCGTTCATCAGGAAAGCGGGCATTTGGGTCAGCCGTTGGATTATCTATTTGACTCTTGTACTCAATATTGTCACCATCTTGTGTGACTAAAAAATCGCCACCTTGAGTGATCGCAAGCTGATTAGCGCCAAAGTTTATGCTGTCCAAATATTTGGCAAGCGTGCGGATACGCCTTACCTCCGCTCCACCAAGGTCATTGCCAGCAGTTGTGGCATTAACCACGAGCAATAGTGCCGAGATGGTGCTGCTGAGATTGCTGACCGTTAGTGTCGGCCTTGGCAACGTTCCCGTATTGGTGTACTCAAAGCCATCAGCTTTAATTGGAACAGGGGAATAAACCTGCGAATCGAAAATAATATTACTATCAATAAACTCGTTAGTCCCTGCGTGGAAGTAGTAAATGTCGTTGCTACCGTGCAACTCTGAATCCAGCCTCAGCTGAAACAGCTCAATAATTGCACTGGGATTAGAAACCGCGAGATCGCCGTATGTCGATGAAATCGCAGTCCAAACACACGTTCCATCTCTAACGGTGTCGCCAGCAGAGTTGGGCCACTGAGGTTCTGTACCTGCTGACGTGCCAGCAGTCGTGCACCGAAAGAAAAGGCCAGTGCCGTCATTGACGGTAGGGCGACGAATGTCACCAACGGAAAACGCAGTGCCAGCGGACCAAGCTGCTATTGCCATTACGGTTCAAAGACTTGGCGGAACGTTGCTTGAATTGTGGCGCGGTTTAAGTACGGAATCGACTTGCTCCACGTCTCACAGACAAACTTGGCACCAGCTGACTCGCCAGGTGGCGTGAAGTCAAAAGCAGCGTTGTCATCCGCACGAGCATCCAAAAATGTCTCGATAGTGTCGGCGTCAGTCTCTGACACCTCAAACCTCAAGTTGTAAACCTTGGGATTTTGATTCAAGCCGTAGCTCAGGCGTTTTTCAAATCCATCACCGAAGCGCACCGTTCTGACGTTTGGTGCGCTCTGCTTTTGGATACCGTAGGTCGGCGTGATTGACGGGAAAGTAGCCATTAGCTTGCGAGAAGACCGCCGGGACGCTTTTGCTTGATTAGCTCAGCCTGCACAGCGACACCGATTGCTTTGCCAAGTTGCGAAGCCTGATCAGCGTTGCCCTCAACGTTAGAGCCAGAGGCGTCAACGTTCACAGTCACGTTAGCCCCACCTAAAGCATGGTTTGGTGTGATGCCCCCAGATACGCCAGGAGTGAACACCTCCGGGCCTTTTTCTCCAACGATGTAGGACCTGCCACCTGTAACAGGCCCGCCGTTAGCTCTAAAGATGTCAGCGACTGCGCCGAAGATGCCGCTACCGCTGCCTTTCTCTGAGCCGCCAATACTTCCAAGCGCAAAATTCATCAGCTGGCGACTGACTTGATTTAAGACGCCACTTAAAGCTTCGGATGCGCTCTTAGCTTGTAGCAACGTATCGACGATTGCAGTTTCGATTGTGTTTCCAATTTGTTCATACAAGTCGTTTAAGACTTGTGCCTGCCTCGCCCTTTCTTCCTCTAGTCGCTTTGCCTCACGGTTTTGCTGGTTTTGGTAAGCCAGCCTTCCTGTCAATTTAATTGCTTGATCGACCAGCGTTGCATTATCCTCAGTCCTGATTGCAGTGAGTTCTCCAATGTCGAACAACAGCTGCGCTTGAATCCTTTCTTCTTCAGTGCCAGCAGCAGCTAAAGCGTTCCTTAGCTCAAGCTGTTTGACCTGTCCTTTGAGGCTTGCTAGTGGATCTGTGGTGCTGCCATTGCCACCACCGCCGCCGCCACCTCCTCTTCCTGACAACAAGGCTGGTACTGCCGTTGCCCCGGTCAAAGTTGGGGCAGTAACAGGGCCTTTAAGTGTTCCCCTCTTAAAACCCTCTTGCCTCATAAGATCTTCAAATCGCTCATTCCGCAACCGTTGAAACTCTTGGTTGTCTAATGCCCCGAACGCAAACCCAGTCGCCGGCAAACCTTGGCGACGGCGTTGCATTTCTTCGGCTTCTTTACCGGCTTGCCTGAATAAACGTTGCTGCTCTTTTTGCGACAGGCCAACCTTGTTAGCCATTGCCGCTTGGTTCATCATTCTGACGATGCTGTTTGTCACAGACGTGGCATCGTCAAGTAAAGCCTTAAGCACGGGCGAAATTGTGTTGCCTATCGTTACTGCAATTCTTTCAATTCCGTCGACAAGGGTCGAAAACTTGCCCGCGAGTGTCTCTGACTGAGCAATTGCACCGTTGGCATACTTGCCGCCTGTGTCGGTGATGTTTTGCAGGGCTAAGTTGACGGCATCTGCGCTGATACGGCCTCCCTCAAGCGCCTTGCGGAACTCATCTGCAGTTAACCCATACATCTTCTGCAGTTCGTCTTGGAGGCTGACACCACGCTCTTGCAGTTGCAGCAGCTCCTCACCCTGCAACCTTCCTTTCGCTTGGATCTGACCAAACGCCGTAGCGATGCCGCCAAGGTCAGCGCCAGTCGCGCCAGCAACGTCAGCTAGCCGCTTAGTTACATCAACGACCTCTTCTGTTTGGAAGCCAAAAGCCTTAAGGCGTTTAGCCGTTTCAATCAGCTCACCACTTGTAAACGGTGTAACGGCACCAAAT